GGCTTGCCAGCCAGAAGCTGGCTGCCGTATTTAATTTCAAACCATTGCTGGTTACATTCAATTTTATCTAGGCTATTGACCATAAAAACCTCGTTCTCTATGCTTGTTTTTGCTTTTTCAATTGCTCTTTTGGTTTTCCTATCGCCGCCAACTAAAAGCAAATCATAATCATTTCTTGGCTTGCCCTCATAAATGCAACCTTCGCCCTTGCCATAAGCGCCATAAAGCACAAGGCTTTCAAACTTCTTGCCGCCAACTGCTTTTAATATTTTGTTTATGTCTTTTTGGATGATTTCATCCCCTTCTGGAAACGGCGTGTATCGCATAACGACCTCCCTTCGTTTTTAACAGGATAACTAATATTAAGCAAATCGCAAATTGTCGGGCAAATATCACGCAAATCGCCAGCTTTAATTTTCCCTTTATGCTTATTGTCAATAACAATTGCCATTCCTTTTTGGTCATCATCATTAGGATCATAGCCGTGCATAGCAACCGGCGCATCAGCCTCTGAATGGAAATGGCAAGGAGAAACCAGCACGCCGGAATTAGCGCGCCAGATAATTGTTCCCTGCTCTGGGCAAGGCGGCTCAATAAACTTGCCAAATTTATTCAATTGCCTATCGTTAAGAATTCGCTCATCAACTTTAGGATTAAAAGTCCAAAACTGGACAGCGGCAGAAGATTTAAGATATAAATAATCCCAGCCTTCAACAAATGGTGAAAAGTCTAAAACAAGATTAACGCTTTTCTTAACATCAACCATCCCGTGGTCGCCAATAATAACCAAATTAACCTTGTCAAACTCTTTATTAGCTGCAGTCCAAATCCTTTCAACTGTTTTATCAGCCCAGAATAAGACATTTTTAAAAACCTTTGATTTAGTTCCGTAAATATGAGCTAATTGGTCTGTTTCTGATATCTGCAAATAATAAAAATCCTTATGCTCTTTTAAGCCGTCAAGAATAAATATCTCTCTTGGCCCGTGGGTTGTTTTTCCTTTAAAAGATTGAATTCCTAAAGCAAGGCAACCCTCAAATTGCCAAGACTTATTCGCCTCTCTCATCTTATCCCAAATGCTTTCTATACCAAAGGCGTTTGGTTCAATATCCGGCTTAACATCCTCAGCCATAGCCAGCCTTGATCTTAACTGAATTGGAACATTGAATATTGGTTCGTAATAAGCCCGTTTATATCCTGGTTTAGCTAAAGAAAAAGCAAAAAAATTGCCGGTAGTTTTAGGGCCGGCTCCAGTCATAAAACAGCTTCTTTCACAATAGCCGCCTGGATTAAAAATCTTTTCTACCCAAATCCCTTTGTCTTTTATTTGCCACAAAAACGGAGTGTCCTCTGGATTAAGATAATCCCAGCGAAAAGCGTCAATTAGAATAGCAATTGTTGTTTGTTTCATTTTTTAGCTTCTTTAAAAACTTTTTCCCATTTTTGCCAATGGCTTTGGATGGTGTAATTTGCTAAAACTTGCTTTCTGGCTTCATTAGCCAGCTTCTGGCGCATTTTTTCATCTTCAATAAGCCAAGACAGCCTCTCAACCCATTCCTCTTCGTCTTTTGCCAAAAATCCAGTTTTGCCTTCTTTAACTACTGATAAATACGGCTCCCAGAAAGCATAAACGCCAGGGATTTTCCTTAACGAATATTCATAATACTTAATTGAGCTTTTGCTTCGATTAAAAGCAGAAGGATAAAGCGGAGCTACTCCAATATCAGCCGGCATTGACTGCCATAATTTTGTCCATTTAGGAAAATGTCTGGCCCCAGATAATGGCATTAACCTATCTTTTGGCAAATATTTTTCAAATTCCTCAAAATATGACCCCATACAAGCAAATTTAACCTGAGGATATTTTTTCATCACTCGGCGCAAAGCCCAAATAAAAGGAGTTTTAAAAATATCAGCGTAATGGGTCGCGCTTCCCTGATAAAGGATTATTATTTCATCTTTAGAAGCCGGAACTTTATCTTTTTCATAAACATAGGTTTCTGGGTCAATTAAATTTGGCAATACTACGATTGGTTTGCCAGGCCTTAAAGGAGCATAAGTGTTTTTTAAATGAGGAGTTGAAACAGTTAAGATATCAACATCATTGATAATCCGAAGAGCATTCTGAAGCGGCTGGCTTCCTGGAGCATATCTTAATCGGGCTGGGTTCATCTCATCAATATCAAGCAGATTATCATCAACATCCATAATATGACGGCAATTGTAAAAGTCGCAAGTCGCCCGAATATAGGCATAAGTTTTAGGATCATCAAGATAAGAAGTATAAATGATATCAAAATCTCTGCCGGCGTCATCAAAACTTAATCCTTCTTCATAGCCTTCTACCAATTTATTGACATAAACAACCTTGTGCCCTTATTTCTTAAGTTGCGAAAGCGGATTTTTAATTCGCCACCAATCAACTGCGGCTAACCTTGTCTTGCCGTCAGCTGACTTGTAATGAGTTAAAACCCCGACGATCTTTAATTTATTGGTATTTTTCATTTGGGAATTCCCGTTTAATTAAAAGCTCTAGCCTTTCAACTTCGGCTAAGTCTCTTTTTTTATGAGCTTCCACCAATTTTCTCCTAATATCTTCAAGCTTCCAATCCTTTGCTTGTTTATAAACTCGATCTAATAATTTTTGCCTATTCCTGGAACCGCAAAATTTTCTTGCTTCTCCGGCAATTTTTTCTAAATCTTTTTCTCTAGTTGTTTTTGATCTTCCTATAAAAACCATATTTATTTTTAGGATTGGTGGAGCAAGAGGCAACCCCACCAACCTAATCACAATTTAAGTTTGACCAGTTGCTCCAGCTTTAATTTCAACAATCCAGTCAGAAACTAACTGTTTGGGAGCAAAAGTCATTGCCCAACCAACAGTATAATACCTGTCCAAAGGATTGCTTGTATCGTGTGCGCCAGGAGTCTTGACATAGATTTTCTTGTCATCACCCTTCAGGTCAGTTACACCGAAAGCATTTTTGCCGTGAACAAAGGTGTGCCAAAGGTCAGCATTAGAACTGCCGCCATTGGCCGTCTCCTTACCATTTGTGGACTCTAAGAACCGAACACCGTGCAATTTGCCGATTTCGCCTCGATATAGTTCTTCTCCATCTTTATAAGTATGGGCATTAACCCAGATAGAGTCGCCCATAATGTCATAAGATGAGTAAACATTTGTCTTGGCTAAGAAATAACCGTCATCATACCTTTGAGCTTTATTAGCTTTTAAGGTTCTAACAGCTTTTCTAATTTCATCAGCGCTTAGCGTGTCGGTAATAGCCACATCAGTAAGAGCAGAATTGCCGCCAGCTAATTGGGCTGTCCCGCCAACAAGGGCGTGATCTCTAATTAACTGATCTCTGGACTCCCCAGCGTTTTGTCCAAACAGTTCAACTGCTGACTTCATCTTCGGATCAACCGCAGTTAATGAAAGCAGTTTTGAAATTTGGGTAAAGTTCCCAAATTCAGAAACAGTAACAGACAAATTGCTGGCAACCAATGAAACTGGATTAGGATTGCTTCCTTCAGTTAATGCTGAAGAAATGATTGTCAAAGGCGTATATCTAGTAAAATATACAACTTTGCCCTCTCCTTGTGGCAATGGCCGCATCTGTGCCCCTTCTTCGTGAACTAGCCAATGCTTAGCGACATCAATAAATAACCTGTCATAGTAGGTCTGCATTAATGCGCTAAGATTGCTAGTTTTTGATGTAGTTGCCATTTATTTTTTCACCTCCTTAATATCCGTAACCAACTTTTGGCAAAAGCTTCTCGGCTTCTTCTGCCGTAATTTCACCTTTTTTCATTGCTTCCTGAATTTCTTTTTCAGTTGAAAGCCTTTTCTTGGTGGAAGCCGTTGGCGAAACAGCTGCCTCAGCCATTGATTTGGCCATTTTTGCAGTAGTTTCAACCTGCCCTTTTGTTTTTGCCTTTTCCATTGCCCCCCTTATTGCTTCATAAATTTCGGATGGCTTTTTCTTTGGCACAAACTGCCCCTTCTCGTCAGAATTGACAGCGACAATCAAATCAGATAATCGCTTGTCTAGTTCCGGATCATATTCAGCCGAATCTGGATTTAACTCCGGCACCTCTTTGGTGAGCTTTTCTAGCTCGCTTGTAAACTCCTCTACAGATTTTTCTAGCCGATCTTGTTGGCGATATTGCTCAACAGCTTGTTTTGCTTTTAATTCAGCCAACAATGCTGCTCGACGATTTAATTCTGTTTCAATCTGATCAAGGCTAACTTCCTCTCCTGGCTTAAAAACAGATTCTGTTTGCTGCCAGGGCGGTTTTCCCTCAACTCCAAGTATTTCACTAACCGTGTTGGCTTGAGGCGCGCTTCGCGCTTGTCCCCCTTGTATTTTCTCGGGTGAGGCTTTAGCCTCTTTCAGCTTGTCGAGAAGCTGCTGAATACGCCGCTCTGCTCGAGTGGGCTTTTTTCCCTCTTTTGATACAGTTTCAGCTTTGGTTTCTTCAGGAGTGGCCTCTCCTTCGGTTTCCGCAGCATCTGACTCTACCTCTAGAGTTGCTTTTGCTTCAGGCTCTCTGCCTTCTGCTTCGGTTGGCGAATCCACGCTGGCTTCTTCCCCAGCGCTGAGGACTTTCTCCTCTTCGGCCGTTTTAGCTTCTTCAGCCATAACTACCTCCTTTTCAGACCCTCTTTTAATTTAATACTGGCGGGGTCGACCGCACCATCCAGCTTTCGGCCAAGAAAGCTGGCAATAGAGGCTAACCCTGCCCGATTAGCCCCTTTTGCCAATTTTCTTTAAAATCGGCCTGCCATTATCTTTAAATCCAATTAACCGCACATTCATACCAATATAAACGGCGTGTTCAATCGGACAAGACCGGCAAACCAAATATGGGCCTCGCTGAACCCATTGATGGCCGGATAATGTCGGCTTAACTATTGGCTTTAATTTTCTTCTGTCAATTTCAATGTGCAAGCCATTATTTTCTTCCTCTTGATCGTTTAGTGAATCCAAGCTGTGTTTTGCAAATTCTGATTGCTTGTTGTTTGGTAAAGCCATGTTTAATTACCCCTTTTACACATCGCTCCATTTTAGCGATGTTTGCTGGCGAATCACCGCCTTTTGATTTAGGTATTCCATAGGGCATTTATTTCTCCTTTGCTTTTGCTTCAGGCATTAGGTTCTCTTCACGAAGAACCTTTTTAACAATGTAAGCAGTTAATTTCTTGGCTAAAACTCCTTCTCTGGTTAATTGGGCTAATCCTTGCAATAAGAGGCCAAGTTCTTTCTCTTTCACTTGGACTCACCCCCCTTCTTGCTTTTCTCTTCTTTTTCAAACCATTCGCTGGTAACTTCAACCCGGTCAATAATGTCTTGCAAGTGTCCGGCCGCTATTCTGGCAACCAATGTTTTAACCCCTAATTGCTCAGTTGTCATTTCCCCTTTCATAGCCGCTGTTAAATCATCAGCCTGCAAAAGCAAGGCTTTTATTTTCGGCTCAATTACTTGAGTTTTTAAAACCTGCCACTCGCTGCTTAAGCCAAACCGGCCAATAATGCTGTCAATCTTCTTATTGTTAACAGCCTCTGTGCCTGCTTTCGCTAAAATCTCAAATAGTGTTTGTTTTTTTCTTTTAGCCACCTTGGCCTCCTTGCGCAAAAACCTGTTGTGCCGCCTGCCTGATTAACGGGTCTTGTATTTGGCTTAAGTCAACCGGCTGTTGGGGTTGGCCGCCAGCCGCACCAGGCTGCATTTCCGGCTTAAAATCAACAACAATCTCGTCAGCGTTTTGAATTCCGGATGTAATAATCCACCGCTTTATTAACTCAGCCAAATCTATATCTTTGCCTTTCTCCCTAAACGCCTGGATCATTGCCGGCGTCTTAATCAAAAGCGATAATATTCCTGATAGCGCTTGGTTTTCTAAAGCCGTGTCTTTGGCTACTGTAGAACCAGAATCAATAAAGAATTTATATTTTCCTTTTATTGCCTCTGGCTTAATAGTAATTTTGCCAAATTTGCCGCTTTCATAAACTTCAACCACATCAGGATAAAGCTCTTTAATTTTATCAATTTCTCCCTTAAAAAGATTTAAATCAATCGGCTTGTCTTGCTTGTTGGCCATTAAGTCAATCATCCTGTCATAAAGCTGTTCTAAGGCTTCCTCTAGGCTTTGCCGCTCCCAAGAGTCAGCCGCTGACTCCCTGATTGCCTGCATTTTTAAGGCTTGCGGAGTCTTGCCCATTGACGGCTCAATATTGCGGACAGCAGACAGGTCGGTAGTCCCAAGCATATTGTTTAGCATTGATACCAAAATCCCGAAAGCGTTGTTAAAAGTGTTTTGTCCGGTTGGCGAAATTCGATGTTCTCTGATTGAGTTAGGGATGGTTTCATACCAAAATGTGGCCGGTGACCATTTAATTGAGCTCGGGACTACCCCCTGGCGATTGATAATTGTTGGCGGAAATATTGAGTATTTAATTGAGTCAAGATAAAGGTTTATCAAAGAATTAGTCGCCTTCTGCATTGGCGCGCCCCGTTCAAGATCGCCCCAGCCAACATAACGGTCAATTAAGGGAATTGTTTCCTTAACAACGATCGGCAATTGGTTGTTTTCGTGAGGATTGTCAATTTCCCTTAAAATACCAACATCAATGAAATCCGGCGCATAAGTAATCCAGCGGTCTTTTTCATATTTAGTCCTTAATAAAACCTGGGCGAATTTCCCTTTGCCGCCATAATCATCTCCGCCCCAAGATTGCTGGATATAAGAACGGTAAGGATAGCTGTTCTTGCTTTTGCCTTTTTTATCTTTCAATTGCCTTAACAGCTCGTCTAGGTTTTTCCAAGTTGATTTAGGCCGATTTTCCAGCCATTCAGCTGATACAAAGCTGTCAATAAAACAATAATCCATATCATTAACTTGATAAACGCCTGGCTGGGGATACCATTGCCTAATTGGAATTAGCCAAAAATCAGGGCCGATATATTTGTCAGAAACAATATGGTCAACCAATACCGGCATTGAGCCGTAAACATGGGAATAAATTACCCATAATTTAAGTTTGGTTAAAAACGGATATTGGGAACAGGCGTTTTTCTCAATATAATTGCGCCGAATATAATCCATCAGCATTGACTTTCCAGCGTCTTTTTTAGTGTCAAGCGCCTGGACTTTTCCGCCTGGCGGCTGGGCCATAATCCTTTGGGTTCTTTGGATTACTGCAGTTGAAAGATGGGCGTCATTTGTTTTTGATTTTGCTGCTTGTTCAGCCAGTTGGCCTTCTTCAAGATTTAAAAAAATTTGTTCGTTCTTATCCCAAATCTCTCTAAGCGCCGACAAAGAAGAGTCGGCCTGCCCCCATTCGCCTTGAAGATCCTCAACCCTTATTTTTCCTAAGGTTTTAGTGTGGACATTAAAGGTTTTTTTCTTTTTCATAGCAATAAAAAAAGCCGTCCAATCATCTGGACGGCCTAAGCCGAAAGCTCTCGGCCATATTATTAGCTTGTTTTTAACACACTTATAATGCGTCTGTCAAGCTAAGGATAGGTTTTCCTATAATTCTTTTGCAAATAAACCGCCCGAATATTGCCATCTGAAAACTTTAAAGTAATTGTTAAATTGCCGGACTTCTTTTTTTTATGCGCG